TGGTGGTAAAATAATTGATGAAATAATTGATGTACTATTAGGAAATAATGATGAATTTAATATAGCAATGGCTAAATACCTATCATTTCAGCATTCTCCATTGTTATATAAAATTTGTGTATTAGAAATAGTACAACAGAAAGCAATGATAAGGGCAATGGAAGAAGGTGATGAGAAGTCATTGAATTTATCATTAAGGGCTACTGATGATTTAGAAAAATGTAATAATCAAATAAGCGGTGGTGATGAATGGTATAAGATGAAAGAAGCTATTCAAATGGAAGCTGGTAAATTAGGAGAAGGGTTAAGGATGGAAGATTTAGTTGATAAATATAAAGAAGACAAAGTTGAAACTCCATATCCAAATAATTATAAGGCAGGACCAGTAAAATTTCTTTCACATGCAAAACCAGAATAGGATGAGATATGTTAAATCTACAAGCTCAAAGGAAAAGTGAATATCATGACCAATATCTTCCGGCAGATAAATGGGTTGGTATAAATGAAGATGATTCAGTATTAACACCTATCTACTTAATACTCCCTTCCCCTCCAAATATTATGTACATTGACGGTTATGGAAAACCTCCATTAGAACAAAAATGGAAACGTCTTGAAGTGCCGCAAAGATTAAAAATGCTTGAAGCAAAAGCCCTTGAACAATTAGATGAAGAATTTAGAAGGGATAGGCACGAAACGGTAACAGCCTATAAAATACAAGAAAGGTTTTGGAGTCTTTTATATGATTCTGCACAGCATTATAAACCAGAAATAGATTATATAAAAAGGATACACTATTATATGTTGTATGGTTATTGGTTTTTTGTAAAAGGAAAACCAACATGGATAACCCCCTGGCATTTTACATTTCTTCAATATTGTTATATGCCGGAAGAAGATGATCCGTATGTAGAATATAGGGACCGAGACCGTAAATCAGAAATATTTGAATGGTATGAATACACCACAAAAGAAACGTTTAAAGATTTAAGCGCTGATGGTCGCCCAATACTAAATACGATGGGTGAATATGAAATGAAGGAGATGTCAAATAGGACATGTCATGGTGATCAGGAGCCAAAAAGAAGAAGGGGCGGAGCTTCTATGAGAGCTTTTATTAAGTTATTATGGATAGCTATTACAGGGAAGGGAAGGAAATGTATAATAACATCATTTACACCAGTAGAAGCAAAAGAAAAGATTTGGAAACCGATAGTTTTACCAATATGGCAAGAATTTCCTTTATTTCTTAAACCAGTAAATGATATGTCAGATAATCCTGAGAACGCATTAATATTTATGAAGCCCAGGACAAAGTTTACAAAGCTATATTTAAACAGTAAGATATTTCTTGCAGAGAACTCAAAATTAACAGCCAGTGACGGTGGTAAATCACAAGGCCGTCTTGATGATGAACAGGGTAAAATAGCTATTGTAGATACTGAAAAAAGATGGGGGATTAATAAATTAACCATGTGCCAGGGGGCAAGAATATTTGGTTTTGCAAAACACCCATCAACAGTAGAAGAAATGGGAGATGGAGGAAGGGAATTTCAAAGCATGTGGTATGATTCTAATTTTTATGTAAGAAGGGAAGATGGTCAGACCTTATCAGGACTATTTAGGCAATTTTGGAAAGCATGGGACGCATATGATGGTTTTGTTGATCCCTGGGGATTTTCTGTTATAGAAACACCTACTAAAGAACAATTAAAATATGCCTCTGAAAAATCCGATTATAAACAAATGAAAATAGGGGCTAAAGATTATCTTTTAGGAAAAAGAAAAATGTATTTATTAAAAGGGGATCCTAAATCGCTTGAAAAGTATCGTGAAATAGTAAGAAAAGAACCTATTGATTCAACGGAAAGTTTTCTTGGTTCAAGCGGAAGCATAGGATTTGACATACAAATACTTGATAATAGGATTAAGGAACTTGAAGCTATAAAAAAACAAACTGTTCCCGGTAATTTTAAATGGAAAGATGATATTAAATTTGGGTATGTTGAATGGGAACCAAGAGAAGATGGTAAATTTGAATCATCAATTACTTTGAATATAAACGAAACAAATAGAAGATTACCCGGAGAGATATATTCAAATATACAAGGTAAAAATATTAAGGCGTGGATGCCAGAACATCCAAATAGGTATATAGGAGGATCAGACCCGGTAGAATTTACAAATAAATCAGAAGCTAAATTATTAGATAAGAAAACAAGATCGAGTGATCCTGCATTTGTATTGAAAGTAAGAAGGTTAAAAAAAGATATTTCTTTAGATAAAAGAGAATGGGAAGGTGATAGGGTTGGATTGACATATCGTTATAGATCAGAATCAGTAGATGAATATTGCGAAGATATATTAATGGCATGTATTTATACTGAGTCACTTTTATTTTTTGAAAGGAATAAAGGTACTTCGCTATGGAGATATTTTGTTGAAAATGGTTTTGGTAGATATTTAGGATATGGATCAACGCCTGATGGTAAAGTAAATGAATTACCGGGAAATTATTTGGGAGGAGCTAATAAAAGCGAAGGGTTTGAATTAACAGCCGATCATATAAAATATAGGGGACATAAAGAAGTACATATAGATATTTTAAAAGAATGGAGAGAAATATCTGGGCCTGAAATGTTAAAAAAATATGACTTAGTAGCTGCATATATTCAATGTGAATTAGGGGAACGTTCAGGTTACGTGGATTATTTAGAACAGGTCAATACAGAATCAACAATAGATATAAGTGATTTTCTGGATTACATGGATTCTCAAAATTATTTATAAATATTATTAATTTTGTAAAAAAAGTATGTACGCAGATGATCAATATCTTCGGGGCAGTTATCACATGCCTGACTTTGAAAAAACTTCAAAAAAAGATAGAGAATCAGTAAAATTTGGGATTTCAGTAGGTCAATGGATATACCATGAACATCTTAACAATAAAACAGCAATACCCCATTCTTTATCTTCACAATTTGCCCTTGACAGGTTATATGGTCAAGGGAAACAACCCAAAGAATTATATCAAAAAACAATATCTCCTGTTTCCTCTGGTGGGACCAGTGGAACCTCTGATGCTTTAACCAGGTTAATCAAAAGAAAAGGAATGGCAAATCAGTCTACTGCAATAATAACACTGATGCCAAAGATAAAATCAATGCTTATACCGGCAATAAAAAATGTAGATTTTGATGCACAGGCTAATGCGGTAGATCCGGTATCAGGATCAGAAGAAGAAGATAATATGATGAGGGTATGGATGAGGGCAAATTATGGGACTGTCCTTGATGAAATAGCTCTTAACGCAGGATTAAAGACCTTAAAAGATTAAGGATGGAAGGTATGTTTAAACCTCAACACTCCATAGAATTAGAAGAATTAAATAAACATGTTTTTAATATAAGTAAATGGGAAGAAAACATATCCGAAAAGTTAGCGAATGAAGCATTAGATACAGGATGGTTATGTTTATATGCAGATTTTGACTATGAAGAAAAATCAGAAAAAGTATATTTCTCCTTACCGGAAGACACCATCAAACAATCTTGTGATATAAACGATTATAATGATTCTGATTATGATGGCATATGTAGGGATTATTCTATTTCATATTTAAGAATGATATTCCCAGATAAAGATTATCATTTTTGGTTAGCATTAGCAAAAAAATATAATAATTACAAAAGTAATACAATAGCAAATAATAGGTATTGGACAGAGACATACGTAGGTAATTCATACGCGTGGGATGAATATAAAGTACCTTGTCTTATCTACTCATGGAATGACGTAGAAAAACAAGACTATGTAGGGTTTAAAACAGAAAAAGGAAGGGATACAATATTAGAAAGCGATAGATCATCTGAAAAATTACATAAAAAAGGTAATTTATTTACAAACAGGTATCGTTGTAGGTATGGTTGTAAATGGGTAATAGGCACTGATGATTTAGCATGGGATTATGGGAAAGTACCTAACCAACCTTTCAATCCTAAATATTTAAGCAAACCTATGTCAAATGTATTTATCTATCAATTCCCTTATGAGCCATTGACAAAAAGGTTAGAACCAATGATGGACCAGTTGCAATTTGCATGGAAGAAATATCAAAACGCAATGGCCATAGCTTTACCCGGTGGAGTAGCAATAGATATAAGCACGTTGAATAATATAAAACTTGGAGATACTCAAAGAATCCCCTGGATGGAAGCTATTATCATGTTATTTGAAACAAGTATATTACCATTTCAACGTTCACCAATAGGAATAAATGGCACACAATCACAAATGCCAATACAAGATATTCCATCAACTGTATTAAAATCACTCACTGAATATATGAATGTAATATCACAGATATTACAGATGGTAGAGACGTTAACAGGGCTTAATCCTGTATTTTTAGGTGGAACTCCAACAGGAGACCAGGCTGTTAAAAACACACAACTTGCTTATAATTCTACTATGAAGTCTTTACAGCATATTATAGACGGAATAAGGATTACAAAAGGAAGTGCGGCTGAGTATATATCAGAGAGAATGAGGATTTTGTTGGACATAGATGAAGAAGTAAGGAATAAATATGAAAGTGTGATAGGTTCAGAAGGGGTACAGTTAATAAGAATGGCTAAGAAAAGAGGGGCTAATTATGGAATAAAAATGATTGCCAGGCCGACAGATGAAGAAAAGAGAACAATACAAGAAAGAATTGTTTTATCTAATAATTCTTATAGACAAGGACAGGCAGGGATTAATTCAGGTCAAATGACAAAAGCACTATTTATGATGAGTAAAGGGGCTAATCTTGCAATGATAGCTGATTTGTTAGATATGTGGGAAAAGAAAGATGCTAAAGAAAAACAAAGAAATGCAATGCAAAATAGTCAGGCACAAGGGGCAGAAATATTAAAACAGATAGATGCTCAAAAACAGTCTACTTTAGAAACAACAAGAGCAGATTTAGAGAAACAGACTGCTTTACAAAACAACCTGAGTAATAACAATATTAATGAAATACTTGTAAAAGCACAGGAAGAAAGAAAAAAAGAAAGAATGAAGCTGAACCAGGAATATGAAATGTCATTAAAAGAAGATGTAGCGAACAGTAATGCAAAAATATGAAATATCTTGTGTTAGATAGCGAATTACAAGGGATGAAGGATATAATACTGTCTTATCAGAATCATGGTTTTTAAAAACATAATTTTATTATATTTATTTTTGCATAAACAACAAAATAAACGAATATGATAGAAGATAATGGACAAGCAGGAATACCTGGAAGTGAAACATCAGGAGCAGTAATACCGGAAGCAATTGAAAAAACAGTAATACCGGGAGACACAATAGATCAACCGCAATTTGATTTGGAAAATTTTAATAAGTTCTTTGAAAGTAAAAATGGGGGAAAGTTTAAAAAGTTTGAATCGGTAGACCAATTAGATGATGTCTTCGGAAGATATGACCAATATAAAGATGTTGAAAAAGT